GGTGATTCGCGTTAAGACTGTCGTCGCCAAAGATGGCTCCGATGCGGTCCCACGCCTCTTCTTCCGAGTATCCCATGTTCCTTAGTGCGCTATAGACGTTAAACGCATTATCCATAGTGCCAGCTTGGGTGGTGATTGAGCTGCCACTACGGACCGTCATCCGGGGTTTATATGCCACGCCGTTGGAGGTGGTGGCCTTGTTTTTGTAGATCTCCTTATACAACCTGCGGAATTCAGCACGGTGTTCTGGTGCATAAAAACGCATGTAAGCAGGAAGTAAGAGGAGGTTTGAGTAATCCGGACTCTGTGTGCCATCCAGGCAGGTGTAATCGCCCTCTTCGAGGTCTTCTGATGGTTCCATCCTCATTACATGGTCCAAACGCTCAACAATCTGACGTGGTGGTTTGCCGGGGCAATACCAGTCGTGTTGTTTTAGAGCAGTGGCCATGGGGAGGCTGAAAGCGGAAGATTGGATGGTGATTTCAGGAGACATGGTAGATATGTTCCTTGGTGGTTTGGCGGAACCATAAGTCTCTGTTTTGATGAAAGCTTTGATGGAGTTTTCAGTGTTGGTGGACATCATTGGGGCAACTTGATTGAAGCGTCCCCTCTGTGCTTTCTTATCTTGAGACTCTCGGACTTCACCGATTGATAATGGTACTCCCGTTCCTACCAGGTGTTGTGGTATTAGCCGTTGGACAAATTCGTTTGCATATTTGCGGTATTTTGGTGGGAAGCGCGTGGTGTTCTTAACCGCGTCAATCCTACCTTCGATGCATGCGATGTCAGCATTATAGCCTTTGGCCGCAAATAAGGCCGGTTGTGATGTTAAAGGTGTTGTGGTAACCTGGCCTGGCATCTTAGGATCCTCAGTCACCAAGCCCGGTTGTCTGGGCAAGGCTTGGTACATTGTAGGGAAAGCACCAGTTTTGACCACATTTGGCCGGATGGTAACGGCTGACGCGAAGCACTTGAATAAGATGGGTGCATCACGCGTGTGGTTTTGGTGTTTAGCTTCCTTCAACATACGCTCAACGTCGGAAACATAAGGTGCGCTGTCTTTAAATTGCAAACGGGTGCGGATGGCTTCGAACAATTTTCCGTTGATGTTCACGGAATAATGTGAGCCTTCTTCGCCAATGGAGAGTGTGTCAGATATCGGTTCCCAGAGTGTTTTAAGACCGTTTTGGGTAACTGTCTTGCGCGTTAGTAGGTTGAGATGCCAGTCAGAATATACAGCGATCCATAAAGGGTCGGATATCCTAGCTTTGGGCAGCAACCAAACTAGGCGATGTTGGTCGTCACCTTTGATGCGCCTCTGTTCGATATCAAACACAAGTAAATTTCCGTCCATGTCGATGGCAGTGACAGTGTCTCCTTTGTAGTCCCAAAGTTTATGTTTGTATCTTCCTCCCCCTGATACATAATATTGCACTTCATCGCCTTCAAACTGAAAGCTGAACTCCTCGTTGGTGTAGTTTAACGAGTCTGGTACGAGGGTGTACATGCAAATGGGACGAAACAAATTGAGCCACCGGGGCATATCTGCATAATAGTCAACATCAGTGAAAATAAGTGCACTGTTGTCGGTTATCGGATCCGAACGATATGGGATCCCGAAATCTTTGGCACAGTAAAAATACCTGCTCCCCGCTGTTTCATCACGTCGTGAAGACGAGACTATGTACGGATCGTAGCCAGCACGCCTTACTGCTTCAGTCAAATAAGCGTTAGCCGAAGATCGAAACTCGGCTGAACGCGGGTGTGAATGTACTGAGCTGCAAGGAAAGATCTCGATGCAATCGCCCGCAGGGACGAAAGAAGGGCGCAAATCGGGAATTCGAAAAGTGCTCTTCTCCATCAGCGCAGAATAATACTGCACGTTCGGCGGGAAACAACCACCTACAGTCATGAATCTGTACCTAGCTGAGGCCCAGGTGAATCTGCACGTGTTTGTCCAGTATCGCACCAGGATGTTACGATCATCACCAGGAGGAATGAATTCGTACCTGTTGACGTGACGGTGATATAGCTGAACGTATAGCTGCGTTGTTTTGTACGCAGCGGCAGAGAACCCGAGGACAACAATCGTAGTGGTGGGGTGATTGTATATCCATACAACCGGAGAGGCTACTCCGGTCGCAAGCTTAGTCAGGGTAGACAACGACATTGTAG